GGCCTACGCCTACATCTACATCTACACCACCGGCAATCCGCCCGCTGCGCCGGAGATCCCCGGCAACGTGCGCGATATCATTCTTGGCGTCTTCTTCGCATTCGTCGGTGGCAACGTGGCCGGCAAGTTCGCGAAGGCCAAGGGCGGGGATGAGCCGTCGTGAAACTGCCTTGGTGGCTGTACGCGATCCTGGCCGTGGCCGGTGTCCTGCTGGGGATCAAGTTCCGCCATGAGCGCGAACTCGAGCAGGCCCGCAAGCGGGCGGAAGAATGGAGGCGGCGAGCCTATGAGAATCGCAACGCTCAGGCGGTGGCCGAGTCCGAGGCGGCGATTGCTCGCATTGACCGCGATCTGGCTGACGCTCGCGGCCGCAACATTCTCGACCGTGTACGCGCAGCCGTCGAGGACGCACGGAGACGCCGCGAGAGCGGCGCAAGCTGACGCCCTGGCCACCCTACCAGCGGACACCCTCGCGCGCTGGTGCGTCGATCTGACGTGGCTTGTCGAAGACCTGAAGGCCGACGCCGCGAGGGCGGCTGTCTTGCATACGCTCGAGGTCGACACGTTGCAGCGTCGTGTCGATTTTATGGCACTATCTCTACAGATGGCGAAAGACCGCCAACCCGGCTGGCTGGCGCGGACGTGGGCCGAGTTCCGCGTTGGTTTGGCGTTCCTGCTAGGCGCGGCGGCCGGGGTCTGGGCGGCCCAATAAAATAACCCACAATCGCCGAAAATAATCCTTGACCGCCCAGGGTATCACTGATATCGTGGGCTAAAAGGAGTTCAACAGCGATGAATGAATTTCTCACGACAATGGAATTGGCCCTCAAGTTGAACGTCAAGCCGTCGACCATTAAGGCATGGCGGCGGCAAGGGCGCGGGCCGGTTTACCACCGCTTCGGTCGGTCGATCCGGTATCGGGTGGTGGACGTTGACAGGTGGGCCGCGCATCAGGCGGCCAAGAGTGGCGCCGGCAGTTCGGCCGGTGACAAGCCGGGAGGCCCCGGGCGATAGCCTCCCGGTGGCGCGGGGCGGCGGTCATGGTATCCAGCCAGCCGCCGCCCGACAAAACGGAGGTAACACATGGCTGCGACTACCAAAGGATCGACGGCGCACGCAAAACTCGCCGAGATCCAGCAAGAGGTCAAAGTCCCCAAGAATCTCAAAAACGACTTCGGCGGGTACAAGTACCGCAACGCTGAGACGATTCTCGAGGCCGTCAAGCCGCTGCTCGGCGCCGCTTCGCTCGTCCTGTCCGACGACATCGCCGAGGTCGGCGGGCGGATCTACGTCAAGGCCACGGCCACGTTGGTGGTCGACGGCGACAGCGTGAGCGTGTCCGCGTTCGCGCGTGAGCCCCTGACCCGAAAGGGCATGGACGATTCGCAGATCACGGGCAGCAGTTCCAGCTACGCCCGTAAGCGGTGCCTTGAAGGCTTCTTCCTTCTCGACAACTCTGAGCACGACCCTGACGCGAGCAACACGCGCGAGGGCAACGCCGCGGCTATGGAGCACGCGCTGCGCGCCGTCCGCGACTGCGACGACATCGACCAACTCAAGACGGTCTGCGCGACCTATAAAGCGGAGGCTCGGTCGCACGGCTGGACCGACGACCTGACCGCCATGTTCAAGGCGCGCCAGGCCGAGATCCTCGCGGCGGGCGATGCTGGTGCTGGTTCTCCCACCTCCGGCCAGCAGCAGGACGGAACCTCGCCCGCCGCTCCCCCCACCTGCGCGATCTGCGGCCGGCCCATCGACCCGATGGTGGGCTGCGATGTCTGCAACGCTAAGGGGGTGCGGTAATGGGGACCATCAAGCAACTCATCATCATGCACCGCGACCTCAACGGACCCGACGAGCCGCTGCCGCCGCTGGACGAACTGCGCCGAGAGCACGCGCGCTATCTCAAGATGGTTGGCAACCGGGTCGGCCTGACTGACGAGCAGATGGCGGAGGTGCGCGATGATAAGGACTAGTTTCTACGGCGTCGGCCGCAACCTCGCCGAGCGCGCCGCCGGCTGCTCGCTAGAGACGGAGGCGTCGGCTAACCTCGCGCTCGCGCTGCTGAGCAAGGCGTTTTACGTCGCGTTCGATGAGCAGTTGGGCGACTCGCCGGCCATGCACGCAGACCTCGACGCGGTGGTGAAACTGCACCAGGAGAACGTGCGGCAGATCGAGATGCTGTGGCCGCGCGCCCACGGGCTCCGGCTGTATCGGTCGCCGTTCCGCGAGGGCCGGCGGTGCTACGGGTTCGGGTTGCCGAAGCCTGCGGCGCACTACGCGGCCAAGCACCAGTACAAGCGGATGACTCGGAGGGAGCGGCGGGCACTCGCCGTCAGAGCCGACCTCCGAGCTGAGGCCAAGTTCGAGCGCGACCGCATCAATCGGCGCTTCGGGCTGGGCGAGTACTTCGATGACCGCCGCCGGCACGAAGTCGGGCGGGACTGGTAATGGGCTCGGCGCCGGCAGGCAATCGGTACGGGGTCGGCAATGCCGCCCACGGTCGGGAGAGCAGGGCCGTGATGGTGAGAAGCAATCTCCACCGGCAGCGCGAAGACGGGTCGCGCAACCTATCCGATCGAAAGCCGGCGCCGCTAATCATTCGGAGGGAACACATGGATACGAAACCGGGGGTTTTCCGCAACGTCAGCGAGGCCATCGCTGTCGCGGCCACCTGGCTGGTCGCTTCGGCGTTCTGCGTAGCGTTCTGGGTCATGGTCGCCAAGCTGCTGCTGGCGGCGTTCGGTGGAGGTAAGGCTGAATGGTGACGCAATGGGCTGGCGGCGACACGCTGCTGTTCTGGGGCGGGTTCGTCGCTGCGTTGGTCGCGGCGCTGTACCTGCTGAACTGGATGATGCGGCTGGTATGCCGCCTGGTCGGCTGGTGGTTGAGTCGATGAACCAGTGCGAAGCCGTCCTAGCCTACATCCGCCGACACGGCTCAATCACCCCGCTCGAGGCGCTGCGCGAGCTCGGCGTCAACCGCCTGGCCGCCAGGATAAACGACCTGCGGGAGAGTGGACACGATATCGCGAGCGACCTGGTCGACGTGCAGACGCGCGCCGGGCAGACCCGGGTTGCTCGGTACACCCTGAGGGCTGGCCTGGACCGTTCGCCTACGGTAGCGGCGGAACCGGACCGGCCCGACGGGCTGCTGTTTGGCCTACAAGGATTCATTCGGAAGCCATAGGCCAGCAGCAAACTGGATGCCGCATCAGCGGTGTCCATAAACAGAAAGGTCAATCATGGCAGCAGGAACTATCACGCTCAAGCCGATCAAGGTTGAGAGAATCGGCGTTACGATCGAGGGAATCAGCCCGCTCATTCAGCATTGCTGGGATGAGAAGTCCCGGAGGCAAATGCGCGAGAAGAAGGCCGGCAGGAAAACCAAGAATATCGAGGCGTGCGACCCGCAGGCCGAAGCCGAAGCCGCCACGTATTACACCGCAGACGGAAAGAATGGAGTCCCCGTGTCCGCCCTGGCCAAGTGCATCGTCGGCGCCGCCCACAAGGACATCGGCGTTGAGAAGACCCTCGTCCGCAAGTCTATGTTTATCGAGTGCAACGACTCGCGCGGCGTCGTGGAGATGACTTGCAGCGAACCGCAGATCAGGGAAGACCCGGTCCGCGTCGGGGCTGGGTCCGCCGACCTACGCTATCGCCCGCAGTTCGATACGTGGTCGGTCGACATCACCATCGAATACAACCCGGATATGATAACGCCAGACGTTATCGTCAACCTCATCAACCTAGCCGGCTTCGGTGTCGGCATCGGCGAGTGGCGCCCGGAGAAGGGCGGCGACTTCGGGCGCTTCCGAGTGAAGGGACGTGATGATGCCTAGTCCTGTGTTCTACAAGTGGGAAACCGGGTTTCGAGCCCGCGTCAAGGCCGACGTCGCCGGGGCCGAGCTCGAGCGGATACGAGACGCACGCGGGTCGCTGACCGCGGACATCGTGCGCGACGAGGCCCGCGACAAGGCAAACCCGCTGCACCCTCAGATCTTTGACCTGTCGGTGAAGAAAGCGGCCGAGGCTCATTATCTGCGGAACGCACAGCAGACGATCCGGGCTATCCAGGTCGTCTTTGAGGACGTCCCAGACGCGCCGGTCCGACGTTTCGATTACGTCACCGTGGCCGATGCTAAGGGCGGGGTCGGCGCGTTCGCCCAGTATGATCGCGTCGAAGATATCCTGTCCGACCCCGAGAAGCGGGCGGTTCTATTGGCTCGCGCGTTGAGAGAAGCCGAGCAATGGCGGCGTCGTTACAGCGAGTTGCACGAGTTATCGAGTGTTTTCGCGGCGCTCGAGAAGGTTGCGGTCGCCTAGATGTTGGTTTCGTGGCGAGGCAAGGCAAGGCGGGGCACGGCTTGGCAAGGCGGGGCACGGCACGGCAGGCACGGCAAGGCACGGCCAGGCACGGCGAGGCCTGGCGCGGCACGTCCCGGCACGGCAAGGCAGGCACGGCAAGGCGCGGCTCGGCTTGGCTGGGCGGGGCAAGGCAGGCCTGGCACGGCGAGGCGGGGCGGGGCGAGGTCTGGCACGGCGAGGCTTGGCAAGGCAGGCAAGGCGGGGCACGGCCAGGCACGGCTTGGCAGGGCATGGCCAGGCAAGGCAGGCACGGCTGGACACGGCTTGGCCTGGCTGGGCATGTCAGGGTGCGGCAGGGCAGGCTGGGCTTGCACAAGGCTGGGCAAGGCAGGCGCGGCAAGGTAAAAGATTTTGCCTTGTCCATTCGGCAGAAAACACTTGATGGCAGACGCCTTGAATGGTAGAGTGCTCAACGGCAGGTCGGGCAACATGGAGTTTTTCTATGATAACTAACAGCGGCGCAACTGGTTTCGGGCTCCATGCGGTCCCGATCTGCCGACCAGGGGCGCCGCTGTTTTTGCTGTGAAGGAGCGAGCGTTGGAAAAGGACGTCCGCGTCAACCTGGTCCGGGTATCGGGACGACACAGGAAAGACTACGGCGATATCTTGGCGCTGGCCGAGAGTATCCAAAGGTTGGGGCTGCTACAGCCTATCGGCGTAGACAGCGAATTGAACCTCATCTTCGGAGAACGTCGCCTGATTGCCCACCGGCGCCTGGGTCGCGAGACTATCCCGGCCCGAGTTATCGACCTCGACGACCCGCTACAGGCCGAGTTCGATGAGAACGAGACGCACAAGCCCTGGCTGCCGAGCGAGCGGGTGGCCATCAAAAAGGCGCTGACGGCGCGCGAGGGCAGGCCGAACAAAAACGGTGCACATGTGCACCGTTTAGACAAACACGAAGCGGCTAAAAAGGCAGGATTCGATAGCTACCGAACCGCCGCACTGGCCGAAGGCGTCGTAGATAAAGGCGCGCCAGAGCTGGTAGACGCAATGGATAGCGGCAGGGCCAGCATTCGCGCGGCCGCCGACCTCGCCTCACTGCCGAAGGACGAACAGGCCGAGGTCGTCGCTCGAGGCGAAAGCGAGATACTACGGCGGGCCAAGGAAATTCGGGCGGCCAAGCAAGAAAAGCGCCGCGAGGAGAGGACGGCCAAGGTGGTCGAACTCGCCAAGCGTGAGCATCCGCTGGCTTTCGCACAACGATTCCCGGTCGTTTACGCAGACCCACCCTGGAAATACGACTACACAGAAACCGAGTCGCGCGCGATCGAAAACCAATACCCAACAATGGACATCGACGACATATGTGCGTTACCGGTTGGGGATATCGCGGCGCAGGATGCAATCCTTTTTCTATGGGCGACCAGCCCAAAATTAGAGGAATCGCTGAGGGTGCTCGCCGCGTGGGGATTCAACTACCGAACTTGCGCGGTATGGGATAAAGAAATCATCGGGATGGGCTACTACTTCCGCCAGCAACACGAACTTCTGCTGGTCGGGACCAGGGGCGATATCCCAGCCCCGCCTGCGCCAGCCCGCCCGCCGTCAATCATCCGACACAGGCGCGAGAAACACAGCACGAAGCCGGACGCTGTCCGCGATGCGATCGCCGCCATGTACCCAGATTTCGCAAAGATCGAGCTGTTCTGCCGCGACCCTCGGGACGGCTGGGAGGCTTGGGGCAACGAGGCTGGCTCGCTATGACCGTGGTGCATGATTTCAAGCAATGCCTCGAGTACTCACACAGCCAGTCCGACCAAAACTGGTGGGGCGAAGTCTATAAAAAGGCTTTTCCCTCCCTTATCGCATTCCACGACATGAGACACGACGGTTGGTGGCAGCGGGGCGGGATTGACCGTCTGCTGATTTTGCCGGGCCGGACCGTTGCCGTGGACGAAAAGGTAAGGACGCGCGACTACGGAGACATTCTCCTTGAGTATTGGAGCGTCTACGAACAGAAAAAGCCTGGATGGGCCGTTAAGGACCAGGCTTGTGATTTTATAGCCTACGCCATACAGCCGACCAAGCGCTGTTACCTGCTACCGTTCCACACGATGCGGCTCGCCGTGACGAAATACGGGCGCCGGTGGCTCGACGAGTACGGCTGGACCACCGCGCAAAATCATGGATACACAACGAAAAGCGTGGCTGTGCCGACTGACGTTCTGATGTCGGCCCTCGGCGATGTCATGCTTGTAGGGTGGGGGGCTGCGTGATGGCACGTAGGCGAGCAGCAATCAGGACGCGCAACATCAAGCCAGGGTTCTGGGACAACGAAGACCTCGCCGATCTGCCAGCCACCCACCGTCTGCTGTTCGCCGGGCTCTGGTGCGTGGCCGACAGGTCTGGCCGACTCGAGGACCGCCCGAAGTGGATCAAGCGCAAGCTGAACCTGGACGACCTCGCCGACCCCGAGGCCGCGATTCAGCAGCTCGCCGAACTTGGGTTTATTACACGATACTCCGCGGATAATTATAAGCTTATACAAATCAACAAGTTCGCAGACCACCAGAGCGTCCACCCTCGCGAGCCTGACAGTGAATTGCCTGGATTCTCCACGGATAATCCGGGATTGTCCGCGGATAATCGCGAATCTCCGCCCAATCCCGCGCTGGGACCTTCTGGGCCTTCTGGGCCTTCTGGTGTAAGAGATGTTGATGACGCGCGCGCGAGCGTTGTGCCATTTGACTCAGCCGTACCGAGAACCGGACTAGAGGTTGGGCTCCCACCCGAAGCCGCCAACGTCCCCTGCGTAGCCGACGCCACCCAGAAGCAACTCGAAGAAATCGCCCGCCTCGCCGAGGTCACCGAAATCCCAGCCGTCGACATGCTCGCCCAGACGATTCACAAGACCTGGACCAAGCGGTCCGCGTCGGTCGTCATCGAGCGGTACGCCGACGTCCTATACGAAAGACGGACGCCAAAGACCTTCTTGGAGCAGAAACTGGACAAGGCCGACGAGGCATATGCCCGCGTCATGGAAAGGAATCGCCGTGCAGGCAACGAATGACGACCTGATTCTGATGGCCATCCGCAAGGCCCAGCGGGCGCGGATGCTCACACTGACCGAAGAGGCCATCGACCAGTACCTCCGTGCGTTCACCGGCACCGACGCCGAGAAGGTCGACCGCGCGTTCACTGCGCTGTTCATCCGCGAGGACGCGCGTGCCATGCCGTCGCCGCGGGCAGTACTGGATGAGGTCAACAAACAGGCTGCCGCGGCCCGAACTGCGTTACCAGAGCCGAAACTTTCGGACGCGGACATCAAGTTCGGCGCGCTATACCCACCGATCGCAGAGGCGTACATGTCAGGCAAGATCACGCAAGGCGAGTATGCATCGGCAACGGTCAGGCTAGCCGAAAACTGCGGGTGTACCCCAAAACAGGTCGCAGCGATAAGGGGCGAGCTGGCCGGCGAAACATATAAAAGACCGGATGGCGAGTTGATGGAGCCGATAGCCGGGGATTGGTTCGGTTCCAAAACTAGGGCGGTGACCAGGTGAGACGCGCCCCGCGAATCGACGCCAACCAGCCAGAGATTGTCGAAGCCATGCGCGCCATCGGCGCAACCGTCCAGACTCTCGCCGCGGTCGGCGACGGGTGCCCAGACCTGCTCGTCGGCTGGATGGGGCGCAACCTGCTGCTCGAGGTGAAGGACGGCAGCAAGCCGCCGAGCCAACAGCGACTAAACGATCGTCAACTGCGCTGGCACCGCGAATGGCGCGGCCGAGTTACGACTGTCGCTAGCGTCGAGGAGGCGCTTGAAGTGCTGGGGGTGATGGTATGACCTACGACGGCCGAATCGCTACCCGCGCCGAGCTCGAGCGCGACCTGGACGAAGCCCACCGCACAATCCGCGCCCAACAGGAGTACATCAACCGGCTCGAGGGGTCGATGGACAGCGAAGACCTGCCGGAGGTGCCGTGTCTGAAACGATGGAGGGACGAAGGATGATAGCTCTCAACTGCAAGATGTGCGGCATGTTTTTTATCACCTTCCACCACAGCACGAAGTATTGCAGCGAGAAGTGCCGCAAGCTGGCCAAGGCACTGGCCGACGCGGACGCACTGAACCCGCGAGACGACGAGCGGTATTTCCACCTCGACCGGCCCGGCTACCGCTGGGCGCTCGAGGAGTACGGCACGCGCGAGTGCGCTATCGCCTACGCTGACGCACTGGATGAGGGGCGGGTCGACCCCGACCTGTGCCCGACGTTCGGCGTCGACCAAGGGCGGCACTTGTGCCCAGTCTGCGGTATGCGCTGGAAGACGCGTAACTGCGCTGTCGCCTGTTGCGAGGGCGCGCAGCCGTGTGTGCCGATGCACGACACGCTGCCGTCGTCACACTGGACCGGGCCGAACGGACTGCGTGAGACGGAGGGCGTGCCAGACCCTTACGACATGTTGGGAGGTTGGGGATGAAGCGAGTACTCGGCGCGTGGCTGGTCATAGTCTTTTTGGTATTGGGCATTGCGATAGCCCAGGACGTAGAGAACCAGCGCGAGCGTAACGCATGGGTCGGCTACTACTACGCACGGGCGTCGGCCGACAGTGACACGGTGCAGATACAGGTGGAAGAGGCTGTTTTCTGGTGGCCCGACCTGTTCTGGTGGCTGAGAAAGTAGGTGAGTGATGGACTGCGTGAACCGAACCAAAGAGCAGATCAGGCACGACAAGCAGGTAGCGAGGTTGATCGTCAGGGTCGCCAAGCTGCGTCACGCCCTCGCCGAAGCCCTGGGCGACCTGGGCTACCGTGGCACCGTGGACGACTGGCTGGCGGAGGTCGGGTGCGATGATTGAAGCGCTCATCCTCGCAGCGTGCCTGCTGGTGCCGGCCGGCGCCGTCGTCGGGCTCATCCTCGCCGCCATCGTAGCCCACGGCATGTCGCACGAGGACGAGATACGCAAGCGGCACCGAGCGACCGAGATGCGCTTACGCCGAGAAGCGGCTGACCGTGGGTGAGCTTATCGCCCGCATCTGCGCCGGGCTGATGCTGGCCTGCGCCTTCGGGCTGCTGTGGCGGCTCGGTATCTACGACCCGGACGGGGAAAACAAGGATGATTAATTTCCTGTTCCTGGTTTGCTTTCTGCTCGTCGCCGCTGGCCTGTACATCTTTTTCTGGGGCCTTGCCGCATGGAGGATGTCGGACGATGAACTACGCAAGAGCGTGTATCGCGACACTGGCGTTCCTATGCAACGCGAACCCGAAGCGGATAGCGGTGCTGGCAACTCACAAAGAATACGACCACCTGCTGCAACCAATAGGTCGGAACGAGTATATCGCGGCAGCGATTCTCCGAACTCTGGCGCCGAGGCTGACGATGGACGCGACCAAGGCGGCCAGGTGGGGCGCGAAATATGAGCGGCGCTGACGGCTATATGGCAGCGTATTCTTGGGCGTTTTTGGCGGTCCTCTTTCTGGCCGTTGTGGCCTACCGACGAAACGGGGGCGACGAATGAGTGTTCAGGCTTCGGATATTGAGGCGCCGATGATGTTGCTGATAGCCTTGATCTTGCTGCTCTGCGTCGTGGTCGAGCTTATCCGGGGGATACGCCGATGACCATCGCGCTCTACATGTGCGGTTTCCTGCTACTCGTAGCCGTCGTCATAGGCGGCGGGGTCTGGTACGACGAAAGGGGGAGGCGTGCCGACACTACCCATCGAAGACGTTGACGAGGTGCACCGGCGGTTCATGGTCTATTACCAGCGGTCCGGCCTGACGTACACCGAACTCGCCTCGCGCTGCGGCCTGCGCCGCCACCAGGTCAGGGACTTCGCTAGACGGTCCAGGATCAACGTCACCGTGGTGCGCGCCATCGTCACCCGCCTACCACTTGGCCTCGCCTGGCAACCGTGCAGAGTGCTCCCGCAATAATGTAGCACAAATGCTACACCGCATGTGCGTACATTGCCCACGGGCGGCGGTAGTCGCAGTCATGGTGCCACGGATCGGCACACACGCCTATCACGGATGAAGCCGTCGCCCCGCTAGGCGGCAATGGCGGACACTCTGACACTAAAACAAGAGGCATTCTGCCGCGAGTACGTCGTTGATCTCAACGCGACGGCCGCGGCTATTCGCGCGGGATACGCCGAATCAGGCGCCCAGGTGCAGGGTTCCAGGCTACTATCCAATGTTATTGTGCAGCGCAAGGTCAACGAATTGACCCGCGAGAAGTTCGCCGCAACCGGCATAAACGCCGAGATGGTGCTGGCCCGCCTGCGCGATATCGCCTATGACGACAGCGCCCGCCAGTCCGACCAGATCCGCGCCCTCGAACTCCTTGGCAAGCATCTCCAACTATTCATCGAGCGCCACGAGATCGACATGCACGCGTCGGTCATCGAGATCGACTGGTCGGCGAGCGGGGATGGGTCATGAAGTTGCGGATGCCCTACCTCCATCCCAAGCAGAACGAAATCCGCCAGCATCCGGCCAGATTCAAGGTGGTGTCCTGCGGCCGCCGGTTCGGGAAGACCCTGCTCGCCGTTGCCATGATCTTCGCGTGCGCCGCCGAGGGTGGAGCCGCCTGGTGGGTCGGCCCGACCTCGCGAGAAGCCAAGATCGGCTGGAAGCAACTGCGCCAGATGGCCAAGGCGGTGCCGGGTGCGACCGTCCGCGAGGCCGACAAGGAAATCGTGTTCCAGAACGGAGGTTGGCTCGCCGTCCTGTCGGCCGAGTCGGCCACGCTCCGCGGTGAAGGGCTCGACCTCGTCGTCATTGACGAGGCCGCTTTTTTGTCGAACCTGCGCCGGGTCTGGGAGTACGACCTGCGCGCCGCCCTGTCCGACCGCAAGGGCAAGGCGTTGTTCATCTCGAGCCCTGACGGCCGCACCTACTTCTACGAGCTCTATCGCCTAGGGCAAGACCCAGAGCACGGCGAGTGGATGTCCTGGACCGCCACCAGCTACGAGAACCCGTATCTCGATGCCGAGGAGATCGACGCCGCGAAAGACCTGCTGCCAGAGTGGGCGTTCCGCCAGGAGTATCTGGCCGAGTTCGTAACGTTCGCCGGCAAGGTGTACAAAGACTTCACGCCGGAATCAGAACATGTGTTCCACGGGGAGCCCGATTACAGCCTGTACCGCGAGTATTGGGGCGGCATCGACTTCGGGTTCACGAACCCGACGTGCGTTGCCATCGGCGGCGTAGACCGTGACGATCGGCTAGACATCATCGACGGTCTATATCAGCCGAACCTAACCACGCCGCTGCTGGTCGAGCAGGTCAAGGCGTACCAGGAACGCTATGGCATTCGCCGCTGGTTCTGCGACCCGGCCGACCCGGATGCCATCGCACAGTTAAACGCTGCGCGCATCGACGCCGTTCCTGCGCCCCGCAACCGTATATCGCTCGAGCGGTCGAGCATCAAAGACGGAATCATTAAGGTTGAGTCGTTGCTGCGACAGAAGCGGCTGCGAATCAACGCTTCCACGACGCCGCCGGATTTCATCGATTCTATGGACCAATACCGTTACCCTGACGAGCGGGAAGGCCGGGAGATCAAAGAGCAGCCGCTCAAGGTCTACGACCACTTCCCTGATGCTCTGCGGTACATGGTGATGGGCCTGGCGATGTACGGCAGGGCGCCGCGCGTGAGGGTCGCGACATGAGCTTCGTTAAGCGGATCAAGCTGGCGGGCCAGGCGTTGGTCGGGAAGTCGACCGGGACGCTTAACGCGGACTGGCTGAACGGCCGCTACACGGGGGACGTCCGCGCCCATCGAGGCATGGGCAACGTTCTCGATTCGGCCTACTCGGCCAGCGCGATCGCCTACGCCTGCATCGACCGCATCGCCAAGGACGCCGCGGGCGTGCCGTTGGTGTACGTGTCGGACCCCGAGGACATGGAGACCGAGGTCGGGCCGGACGACAAGGTGCGTCGCCTGTTCGAAAAGCCGGCCCAGGGCTTCACCACCCGCCGGCTGATCGGCTGGACGACGATGATGAGGCAGCTACGGGGCGAGTGCTTCTGGCTGCTCGACTACCGTGGCGGCCGGCAGGCGCGCGGGTTCGTGCCATGGATCGACCCGAAGAACTGGCGCGAGAAGGTCAGCGCGGCCGAGGGACTGTACGCTTGGGAGTTCCGGCACGGTAGCGACGGCGCAGGCACCGCGCCGGCCAGCGACGTGCTGTGGATCGGCCAGGACAACCCATCAAACCCGTTCAGAGGCGTGTCCCCGCTGCAAGCCGCATCGGCTGCGGTCGGCATCGACGCGATGGGCGACACGCTGCAAGAGGACATGATATCCCGCGGCGGCGAGCGCGGCCTAGTGGCGGAGTACGAACACCCGCTAACTGACGAGCAGTACGACCAACTGATTAAGCATCTAGCCGCCCGCCGCCCGGGCAAGGGGCAAGCGTCCCGAGACTTCGTCCTTGAGGGCGGGCTCAAGCTCGGCAACCCGGACTTCACCAAAGAGGACATCGACATCCTCGCATGGCAGGGCGCGGCCAAGGACAAGATCTGTCACGTCTACGGGATGGCGCCGGTGCTGATCGGTGACGACGACGCGGCGCAGTTCAAGAGCGCGCCCGAGGCCATTAAGCTCTACTGGCAGCAGACGCTCGTTCCGCTGCTGCGATCCTATGAGGACGCTTGGGACCGATTCTTTGTCGAGGGTCTGAACATCGAGACGTATGTCCGGTTCGACCTGTCGAAGGTCGCCGCGCTGCAAGAGGACCAGCAGGAGATGGTCGGCATTGCGCGCCAGGTCTGGGACATGGGCATGTCATTCGCCGCTGTCAACGCCCGCTACGGGCTTGGCTTCGATGACGAGATGGCCGCCGAAGCGGATATGATGCCGCGGCTGACATTCCAGCCGGCCGAGGACGACGAGGACGGGCCAGAGCCGGAGAAGCGATTCAAGGGTTTGACGAACGCCGATATCCGCAAGCGGGCTTCCGACTCGCGCTTCGTGATTCAGCGACAGCGGATGTTGGCCCGCCTCGAGCGAGGGACGATCGGGACGCTTCGGTCTGCGGCTAAGGAGTTCCAGACCAAGACCCTCGAGATCGTCAAGGATGCGATTGACGAACACGGGCTGACCGGGCTTGCCGCCATGACCGCGGCCAACGGGCTGAAGGAGATCGCCCAGCAGTTCGGCGATGCGGTCGAGGGCGCGTGCGCGCCGGCCCACCGCGAGGCTGCCGAGGTCGGCGTGGCCAGCATCCAGGAGCTCGTAGATGGCAAGGCTCTAGCGTGGCACGACCGGCGCAAGGCGCTGACGTTCGCCCCGGAGACTGAGGAAACGATGCTCGCCCGCCAGCGGTGGCTCCGCGACTACACTGGGCCGGGCTGGATCGAGGGCGTAGCGGACAAGGTGGTCGAGGCGGTCAAGACGGCGGGCGAACAGGGCGAGTCTCAAGCGTTCGTGACCGCGGCTATACGCCAAGAATGGTCGCGCTGGTCCAAGTCCCAGGCCGAGGTCATCGCCCGCACCGAGATCGGCACGCTGTACAACGCTTCGCGGTTCAACGAGATGGGCCGGCAGGAGTTCAAGAAGCATGAGTGGGTGACCTCGATAGACGAGTCGACGCGGACCAGCCATTACAACACCGACACTCAAGTGCGGAGGGTTGGCGAGCCGTTCGAACTGGTTGACGAAAACGGCTCAACGACCCGCATGATGCACCCGCAGGCAAGCGGCGCCCCGGCAGGCGAGGTTATCAACTGCCGGTGCGAGACTATCCCGGTAGTGGAGGACTGACATGGAAACGCGGCGCAAGCTATTCACCGGCAAGGTTATTGACGCACCCGCGGGTAAGCCGATCGTGGCCGTCGTCTCGACCAGCGACCCCGACCTGATCGGCGACGTGATCCACCAGGGCCCGAACGACCGCGGCAAGGGCTGGCTGCTGGACGACTTCAACGCCCGCGGCCGGGTCTACTGGATGCACGACCCGTTCCGCCCGAACCTCGCCAAGGCATCGGCCAAGGTCGATGGGACGCGTCTGCTGCTGTCGGTGCAGTTCGACCAGGGCGACGATTTCGCCCGTGAACTGGACCGCAAGTACCGCGAGGGCTACCTGACCGAGTGGTCGGTGGGATTCCGGCCGGTCGAGTACGACGAGAACAACGAGCACGGCGGCTGGACGATCTACGAGGCTGCGCTGGATGAGGTATCCGCGGTGAACCAGGGGATGCACCCCGGGACGGGCGTTATCAGCAAGGCATACAACGACTACGCCGATATGGCCGCCGAGGTCACCACCGCGCTGGACAGCTACGACAAGCGTCTGCGCGAGATCGAGGCTGCCGTGATGCGGATGGAGAACAAGCACGACGAAATCAGGGCTGCCGCCCAACTCCGGGCGATGGTCGAACAGTTGCGCCGGGGCCGCGCCCGCGCCTAGCGGGTAAGGGTTCTAGCATCGTAGAAGACGGACGACAACAGACCAAGGATGGGACGATACCATGAGTGATGAACTGAACAAGAGCATCGAAGACCTCGGCGCTGAGTTCAAGTCCATCCAGGAGCGGCTCGAGAAGGTGACCGTCGATCACGACGACATCAAGGCCGCCAAGGATGAGCTCGAGCAGATCAAGACCGCTCGGGTGGAGGACGAGAAGAAGCGTGACGCGATGGTCGAGCAGTTGGCCGAAGTGAAGGCCATCCTGCGGGACAACCACGGCAAGTCGGGCGCCAACGACTGGCGCAACGAGTTCCAGAACTTCATCAAGGCCGCGTACCACGACAAGCACGGCCTCCGCAAGCCGGAGTGGCTGACCAAGGCGACCGGCGATCTGGTCACCGACGTTGACGCTTCCGGTGGATACCTGGTCCCGCGCGGTGTCGCCGACTCCGTCGTGGACCTCACCCTGGTCAGTGGCAACATCTGGCCGATCCTCGACAAGTTCGTCATGCCGGCCGGTATGAGCATTCGCTCGCCCTGGCCGTCCACCCAGGCCAGTGTCGGCTGGCGGCGCGGTGCTACCGGCCTGCCCGGACAGGGCACGGTCGCCGGCCAGATGGACCCGGTTCCCGTGTTCGGTGCGGATACGATCTTCCCGGACTGGATTCGCGGCTGGCAGCCGATCGCCAACGAGGCGTTTACCGCCCCGGGTATCTCGCTGCCGGACACCATCGCGATGCAGCTCACCGAGCAGATCGTCCGCCGGATCGAAAGAGCGGTTATCCGTGGCTACGACGGCACGGCGACCCAGAACACCGATGCGACCGACCCGAAGGACGGCATCCTGTATGCCGCCAACGTCAACACCCAGACCCCGATGGCTACCGTGACCTATGCGCTCGTCAAGACGTTCATTGGTGAGTGTCTTGCCGCCCATGAGGGCGCGGCCGATGTCAACGGTAACTACATCGTCACCACCCCGGCTGTGGCTCATGTGCTCAAGGGCAACATGACGCAGACGGGCATCACCTGGGGCGATCCTGGTACGGGCTACGGTGAGCGACTGCACGGGTATCGCTTCCTGACCCACCCCTACGTCAACCGCGTCCGCACCACGGATGAGCGCGATTACATCGTTCTCAGCCCGTTGCAGAAGATCCGCGTCGGCTGGTCGGGTCAGTTCTTCGTGAACTTCAACGATTCGGTTGAGTTCACCAGCAACAACACGCTGCTGCTGGTCAGCACTCACGCCGATTACGGCCTGGGCAACCCGGACATGCATCACTGCGGTTCGTTCACCGCCCTCGCCTAGCGCGGGCAACAACCAAGGGGGGACTCCGGTCCCCCCTGCCGAGGAACGATGAAGATTTCGCCGGTACACGCTGAGTATCGCCTGGCCCACCTCGAGAAGGTGAAAGAGGAGATGCTTGTCCTGGGTCCGCCGAAGATCCGCGCGGTCTGGTGCGAGGACCGCGGAGTCTGGGCGGCGCTCGAGGGGTGCCACCGGCTGCACGCTGCGCTTGAGCTCGGCCTCGAGCCGATCATCGTCCCGGTCGACTACGAACCGGGCATGACATGGTCCGATGTCGGGATGGGCCACGACTACATCGCCGGGGCTATCAGTCTCGACAAGGTTATCGAAAACGCCGGGACGTTCTACGTGATCGGGTTCGGCGAAGACAGGTTGCCGGCGCCTAATGAGGTGCGGCGGCCAGGACCAGGGGAAGTCATGAAATACAGAATCGTTCTCCCCATCAATTTCGACTTCAACGGCAAGATCGTCGGGGGCGTAGGGACTGAGTTTACCAGCGAGGAAGCGACCATCGACGTATCGGACTACGTGACGATGGGCTACCTCGAGATCATCAGCGACCCGCCGAAGACGACCAAGGAGCGGCGCCGGTCGCCGATTCGAAAGGCCAAGTGATGAACACCGCGCACGTCGCGACGACCGACGACGACCTCATGGAGATGTTTGACGTGATGGCCGACGTGATGTGTTTCGAGGCCGACGTCGTTGTCTTCCCAGGTGGCTACCGATTGGAGGTACGTCATGGCGATCAGCGTAACGACTGACCCGATCGTGACCGCGGCCTATGTGACCGACGCGACCGGTCTGGACGCAGAAGACGAGATCGATCACCTGATTAACTTCGCTTCGGCGGCGTTCCTGCGGTTCACCAATCGGGCTCGGATCACGTCGGGCGCTGTGACCGAGACGGTCAACCGTCCGCCTCGCGATGTGCCGGTTATCTGGTTGAAGGCGGCGCCGGTCGACACCGACGAGACGTTCACGATCCTTTCGCTGTTCGAGGGCGAAACGAACGAGACGCTTTCCGAGAGTGACTACTCGCTGACCGCTGCGAGCGGCCGGCTGTACCTGCGGAATCACACGTCCCTGGGTGGCGCTTGGGGCTACCAGTTGCAGATCGACTACACGGGCGGCTGGACGACGGTGCCGAATGACGTGATGGGCGGGGCGATCGAGTTGATTCGCGTTATGCGCCAGCGGTCGGTCGAGGGCCAGGCCGGCGTTCGATATAGCGGGTTCGGCGGGACTAACCAGGGACTAGAGACTGCCATGATAACCGAGTCGGTAGCGGACGCCTGGTGGCCGTACAGGATTTTGCCGTGAGCGCATCGTTTGAAATGAGCGCGGTGATGAAAGCCAACGCTGTCCGCAATATCGCGGGAGGCAAAGGCAACGCGAAGACGAAGGCTGGCACGAAGGCTGGTTTGAGCAAAGCCATTGCCCACCTCGTGCGCGAGCACAAGCGGAGTAACAAGTATCTGTTGCCGGGCGGCGGTGCGAAGGCGTGGAGGGCGGCACACAACCTCATTATCCGAACTCGTTCGGGCCGACTCAAAAAGTCGTACAAGCCCGCGTTCTCCAAGGATGGCATGATTGCCAGCTACGGCTCCGATCTGAAATACGCTCAATACCTCGAGGAAGGCACGCGCGCCCACGGTCCGGTATCAGCCAAGGCGCTGCGGTTCAAGATCGGCGGCCGGTGGGTCTACGCCAAATGGGTCAAGGGCATCAGGGCGCGCAAGCACATGGAGAAGCTAGAGCGCCGCGAGGGCAAGGCGATTGAAAAGATCATAGCCGACGCGATCGCGAAGGAGTTCGCCAGTGGCAAATAGCGCGCGGCAGAAGGTCTACACGAACGTCAGGACGCTTATCGACGCCCTGGCGGCCGGCGGGTCCATCGGCGACTACACCGTCGAGACTACGCCCAAGGTCGTGGACAACCAGGCGCAGGCGTTCGGCGATAACGCCGAGGTTGTCGTCTGGGTCGAGATGGGGACCGAGGAGATGGAGCCGGACGGGACGCACATCGGCGACAAGTCGCACCGCGTTGCCCTGACTGTAGAGGTCAACATCCTGGTCCGCAAGAAAGCCAGCGCGACGCTGGTCACCGAGGCCAATAACGCCCTGCAAGACATCCGCAACGTGATCCATGCATCGCGGACGACTTGGCGCAACGTGGCCGGGGCCGATTGGGTCGGGTTCGGGGACTGCTCGACCGACGAGGGAATGCTTAGTTACGACAACAAGATCCTGTTTTCACAAGCCCTGGTGTTTAGCTACGCCGGCGGCCCAACTTGGTAGGTTAGGAAATGGCGCAGTATGACAGATCTCTAGGCTGGGTGGCCTTCGACACCGAAACCTCGTATGGCACGGCGGAGTCGTCGCCCGTCTACCAGCACGGGATCAGAGTGTCGCCGACCTACAACGAGTCAAGGCCGATTCCGCCGGTGCTCGGCAGCAACGCCGCGCACGTCGGACGGCGCATCAACACCCACTGGTCCGGGTCGGTGACCCTAGGGCATTCGGACGAGGCGGACGACCTCGAAATCCTGTATGCCCACTTCGGCACCGACGCCAGCGTGGCGCATACCTGGGTTATTGGTAGCACGATCGAGAACGACAGCCTGACGCTGATGTACGACCTGAACGGCATCGTCTTCACCGTGAACGGCTGTATCGGGTCGGGCATTACATGGAACCTCGCGAACAACGACTATTCGGCTTGCGCGGTGGACCTGATCGGGCGCGCGCCTACGCGCGGGAACAGCGCGGGCAGCCCGACCCTACCGCCGGCGTCTGAACTCGTCATCCCGGGCGATCTCGGGACGTTCACGGTGGGCGGGACGGCGATCGCTGGGATCACCGGCGCGTCGATCTCCTACACCAGGCAGATCACCGGCATGGACCGGCAGCGGCTCGGCTCTGCGGTGCTGCCGCAGCCGATCATCTACGGTCGGCCGACGATCACCGCGACGTTCAACCTCGAGCTAGACGACGACACCGGCAACGACACGGTGGCCGAGATTGACGAGATGCTGGCGAACAACGCGGTTGGCGAGGCGCAGGCTGGGACCGCAGGCACGATCGTGCTGGACAACTTCACCCTGACCGGCTGCCAGATGATGGGCGACCTGCCGGAGTTGGCGCGGGGCTTGGCTCCGTTCACCTTCCGGGTCGCCGCGACTGGCCTGTCCGTGACGGTAGCGTAGAAAGGAACCGCGTTGAGTAGCGTGACGCAGATCCTAGACCGGAACAACGTCGTCCACACGGTCGACGAGATCGACTTTCTCTGCCGCCGGTGGGGCATGTCGATGGCGCTTCAAGCGTTCGGCCCCGGGGCGTTCGCGATCGTGGACGACGGCAAGGTCGAGTTCCAGGCCGAGAGCCTGGGCAACCGCGCGGAGACGTGCGAGAAAGTACTGCGGGCGGTCATGATCTCGCCAGCCCTCGGCGACCAGACGGACGAGGAGAACGATGTCGTGTCGTTCCAGGATCTCGGCGATCTGGCGTTTGCGCTGTTCGCCGAGGTAACCGGGGAGGTCCAGGCCGACGCCGCGGGTTTTCCCGAATCCTCCGCGGAGAAAACGGAGGACTAACCGCCAAGATCCTCGACGGACTTGGCCAGACGTATGGGTGCCGGCCTAGTGAGATCGTAGCCGGCGGGATGGCAGAAGCGAGTTTCGATCTGCGGGTCAGGATGATGGCCCAGGAAGAGCAAGACCGTGGCAACACGCAGACTCGTTGAGATTGTCCTCCAGGGCAAGGACCAGACCAAGGGCGCATTTGATTCGCTCGCCAACAGTCTGGGCGTGACCGACGCGCGCGTGTTGAAGTTCGCCGCGTCGGCTGCCGCTGTGACCGCTGCTGTCGCCGCCGCTACGACCGCCGTCTACAAGTTCACGTCGGCGCAGGCCGAGGCCGGCGATGCCGCGGCCAAGATGTCCTATCGCCTGGGGCTGACGGTCGAGGGGCTGTCCGAACTGTCGTATGTCGCCGAGCGTGGCGGGGTCCAGGTCAACACGATGACGATGGCCTTGCAGCGTATGACCCGGCGGGTTGCGGAGGCCGCCAAGGGGACCGGCGAGGCTAAGGACGCGATCAAGGAACTTGGGATTGACGCGGCTGCGCTGACGCAGTTGTCGCCCGACCAGCAGTTCTACCAGATCGCCGAGGCGTTGCAAGAGGTCGAGGGGCAGAGCAACCGTGTCCGGCTGGCGTTCAAACTGTTCGACAGCGAGGGCGTCTCTGTCATCCAGACGCTCAAAGGCGAGTTGTCCGAAACACGCAAGGAATTCGAGCGGTATGGCGGCGCCATGTCCGCCTCATTCGCGGCGCAGTCGGAGGAGTTTGCCAACTCGCAATCGAACCTTTCCAACGCGACCAAGCGGCTAAAAGAGGCGTTGGCCGAGCCGTTCCTCGCCCCGTTCACAGCCGCAATTAATTCGCTCGCGTGGTCGATCGCGCAGCTTCAAAGGATGAAGTGGGCATTCGGCGAGGGGACCAACATCTTCGCCTCGGCGCGCGGCGGCAGTCGGCACCGTATGGGTCAGGGCGACGAAGACACGCCATTCGTTGACTTCCTCGACGAGTATGGAACGGGCCAGACTGTGGTGTTGCCGAACGGCCAGGTCCGCGAAATCGGAAAGACGATCGAGCCGCCCGATACATCCTGGTTTACCGGCAACCCAGCCAACCCGTACCGCGGATATCTCGGCATGGCCGATGCGGGTATCCCCATGAACATCTCGCCGGACGAGCTCGGCCTGGTGGGCGGGCTGGACACCGACTTTACCCGCGGCATGGACGACCTCATCGCGAAGACCGAGAAGTTCTCGTCTACCGCGGTCCAGGTCGCCGGCACGTTCCAAAACGCGATGGCCAGCGCATTCGCCACGGCGATCACCGACGCAGACCACGCGGCCGAGGCTATCGCCAACATCTTCGTCTCGACGTTCGCGCAACTTGCCGGCGGCTGGTTGTCCTCCGCACTGTTCGGGGCGCTAGGCTTGCCGTCGTTCAGCCCGTTCGGCGGTGGCGGCAATAAGTCCGTCAACGACGCGGCCAAGGCCATGCCCGGGTCAACCGTGCTCGATAAGGCCGGCGCGTACATCGACATGGCCAACGGGGCCTACGGAAAGGCGTTCATATGAGCGACGGAGCGCGCCTAAACCTGGTCCGGTCCGACACCCTCGAGTCTTCCGAGGGCTTGTCTGTGACCAACTCGACCGCCCTCGACCGATACGACGAGGTAGAACTTGTCGCGCCTGACGGCGAACCGGCGGCCATGCTCGCGCCGCCTCAGTGGATCTCGCAGGACGTGGTCTACCAGTACATCACTGGCGGGATGGGCCGATCCCCGCGGCGCGCGCGGCACCAGATCACGCTGGCGGTCGACTACCTGGACGACGCGACCAGGGGGAAGCTCGAGCGGTGGCAGCGCGACCGCGCCCTGGTGTGGTTTAACCCTGGGTTCGGCAGGTTCTCTGAGGTCGCTTATCGTGCGCTTCCCGGAGCCGGGACAGATTTCCAGGACGGGTCGACCACGTTTACCGACCTGACGGGACGCTACAACCTGTCGACCCAGGGCGACAACGCGGAGAACTACGTCTGGGACCACGAACTCCAACTGATGCGCGGCCTGTGGACGACCGCCAACTCCCGTCGGGTTGTGCCGACGCCGGCGGGCGCGGCCCAGGTGTTCGAGCGCGCGAAGACGAACATTCATTACCCGGCATATCCTCACACGTCGGCCGCCGGTCACGGCGCGACCGACACCGGCTGGCAGAAATCAGGCGCTAACTCTGCTGATATCACGTTCGGCAGCGTCAGCAGCGGCGCATTCGCTTTCGGACACGACGACTGCGAGGATTCGTTAAAAGTCGAAACGACCCACGCGGCCAGCCGGACGCGGTCCCTTTACGCCGATGGACAGTGGGACAGCGGGGACGGCGAATATATCTCTAACCCGATGGCGTCTGGCGCCGGCACGGTGGCGATGTCAGTCTGGCTCAAGGGCCGATTCTCTGACGCAGCGAACTTGTCGCTTTATCAGGAGAATGGGGACAGCGATTCGATCGCGCTGGATGCCTACGACTTCTCGGAGTGGCGCAAGGTTTCGCTGCATGTCTACTCAGCCGACTGGTCGACCGGTCTTTGCCGGATCAGGATGAACCTTTCGACCGCCGGCACGGCCGATTCTGACAGCTTCTACATCGGGCCGATGATTGTCACGTTCGCCGAGAACGCATCGCACCCAGAATGGTCAGAGTCTACGCTTGACGGCACCGACTACGACACAACCACGACCGCGGACCACGTTTCGGCCGCGTCGTTTACGTTCCCGCAGGCCGGATCGGCCATCGCGGCATTCTATATCCCGGAGACAGTGCAGCCGTTCGAGATGGCGCCGACCTCGGCGTTTTACCCGATCAACCACAGCGAGACGGCCGGCAGGCTCGGGATCTACGCGGACTCCTCCGGCGATATCGGGGCGTATTGGCTTCGGACCTCCGGGGCCTCGCTATCGGGTGCGGTCACGCCGATCGCCGGACAGGTCAATACGATCTGCGCGGTCTGGGACTCGGCCTGGGATTATCGGCTCTACTTCAACGGTGAGATTGTAGACACGGCGACTACGTCGGAGCGGCAGACGGAAATTGCCGACTCGAGCGGCACGCTGTATTTCGCGAGCTCGTCGTCCGGCCCTGCCTGGTTCCTCTCCGCGCGCATCGATCACCGGACCTGGACCGCGGCGCAAGTCGAGCAGATGCATTATTCCCTGGCCGATCCGGTGGCCGCTCTGGTGTCGGCGCAGGCGCGGGGGCGCAAGTACGCGATCCAGGCTTTGCCCTCGACGCCCAGAAACGCCCCAGGCGGGACGCAATGGACGGGCAACCTGGTGCTCGAGGAGTACGAATACGACGCGAACCTGGCCGATCTGACGACCGAGGAGACGTACTAGATGGCCACGCGGCTCACACAGGCGCAACTCGATGCTATCGAGGCGGGACAACCGACGCGGCAGGCGTGGGATATTCAGACGCCGGCCTCATCCGGTAGCGGGTCATTCACCGCCACGTCGATCCACGACGATGACGGCGGCCCGTTTCTGGTGGTCGACGCGGGCAAGTACGAGGTCGAGGGCTGGAACGTGTCGTTCGCCTCGCCAGGCAAGATGCCGACCGGTCTGTACCGGTTCACCGTCGACAACGGAGACAGCAAGTTCTCGCCGGAGACGACCGGCAATTACTGGTACGACACCGGCGGCACCTATCAGGCCATGCCGATCGAATGCCGCACCGCCCATTCCGTCAAGATCAAGCTACTAGACGGCACCTGGTCCGAGATCCTGTACTACGTTGGCGAAGTTCTGGATGTCCAGTATGACGACGCGAAAAAGACCGCGACGATCGAGGCCCGCGCGATGGCTGCCGGGTTCCTGGAATACAAGTTCACCGCAGACGACGGCACCGAGGAAGACACCGGCGCCAACGAGGTGATCTGATGGCCCTGTCCTCAAACTGGTTCGCTGGCGTCGGCTCGCCGAGCTATACCGATATCCGCTGCGATTTCGATAGCTCCGGCGCGTCGTATTCGTCCACGACCGTGGGCAGCGACAGGCGCGGAGAATACGGGCCTTGCGGCTGGCTGATATTCCTGCCGAACAAGCCGGACAGCAACACGGGGCTCAACCTGAAAGACCCCGAGTATGGGTACGTCTACGCAACCAAGGACAGCGATACGTCTGAGGTCGGGCTGCGCCACGTCTATCACAACCTGCGGTCTGCCCCCGCTACGTCGCGCGCCAGCGGCGAGTACATGCGCCGGCCGTTTGCCGACCCCGGCCTTGGGTCTGGCGCCTTCCTGTACTGGATCGTCACCACGGGCGGGTCTGACACCTGCTCCATCCAGATCTTCCAGCCTTACGCCTGGTATGGGCGGACCTGCCAGGTCATCGCGTCCATGCTCATCGGCATGGGTCTTTCCACGTCGTACATCGACCAGACCGCGTTTTCCGAGACGGACGACGCGCAGGCGGCGATGGGCGCCACGCCTTCGGACGACGAGGAGCCGTTCGCGTTCTACCGGCGACAGATCGGGATGACGATCGGCGAGGCGATCAAGGAGATCGCAAGGACCTGCTGGGACATCCTGACCATCAACCTCGAGGGCGAAATTGCGCTGATGCCGCGGACCGATGTTCCAGCTGGCTTCACCGTGGCGAGCATCGACCAAGAAGACGGCGTTGTTTCGGTGCACTGGCGATATGCGTTCGAGCACCTGGCCAACTTCACGGTGGCCAGCGAGGGCCGGTACTACGATTGCACGTTCGACGCCTATGGCGGCGGCATCGGCAACGCGGTCGCGACGTGTAACGAGGTGGCATTCCCGCAGGCTATCAGCACAAAGCGCGCCTTGCCGTTCCAGGAGTTCGAGGACTCTACCTCGCAAACGAAGTACGGCACGCGCGCGCTCGGCCGCGAGGTCGAGTTGCAAGAGGGCGCCGAGGTCAAGACGATCCGGTCGTACCACCTGCCCTATCTTTGCAACATCGAGGGCGCCAGCGGTGGCGACCCGATGGATGCGCTTGAGACGGTCATGGCGCGCCTGACCGATGTCGACGCGGAGTTGCGCCGCGAGGTCGCCATCGTCCAGGACTTGCGCGGCCTGGACTACGATGTCGGCTACAAGGTCACCAGCCTCGGCGTCACCAACGACGGCGACACTTTCACAGCGTTCTGCACAAAGAAAACAATCGACTTTAACGACCTGTCCGTCACTTCAACGTTTCTCGAGGAGCCCAGCTAATGCGAAAGCTAGTCCTGATTTCCATCCTCGTCCTGGCGGTGGCCGCGCTGGCCATTACCAGCGACTACAAGGTCACGTCCAGCACCGAGGTTTCGGTGATCGGGTACACCGGAGCTGACGTCATTGCAGACGGCGGCTCGGCCACAGTGATCTTTACCACCTGGGTCGGCGACACCGTGCGCGATACCGTGCGGACGCACTACCTGCTGGACAACGTGCCGCGGACGTTCACCTGGCAGCCGAATTATGACGGGGTGGATACCATGATCGTCGTCCCGGCCGGTGCCGATACGATCATCTACACGCTGCGCTAACTGAGCCAAGGAAGGTCGCCCATGCGACGGATCGCACTGATTCCCATCATTCTGGCGCTCGCTGCGCTAGTGGTCGGCTTCGCCGACACTTACAAGCCGACGACCTACGGCGAGAACGATGGGACGTATGACGCTGACGGTTACCCCGGAAACGTCATGAACAACACCTATGTGCGGTCGTCCGTCGCTGTCGCCGTGGTCGGCGACGACCCGGTTGTGACGGTCAAGACGAAACAGGACACCAACCATACGCTGCGGATCGATTGTGCGTACATCGAGGGCTCGGGCTCCGGCTCTGCGGTTGCGCGCACCATCGTCCACGGCGACACGGCGTCTGCGGATCACGACCGCTACAGCGTGTCGGTGGACCTGGACTCGATCACGGGCGACTGGTCGGCGTATGACGGCGACACGCTCGAGGTCTGGGTGTTGTTTGCGTCCGGCCTGGTGCTGAACGAGAAACACGCCTTTGCGGATATCCCGGACACGACCAACCCGACGATTGCCGACACCTCGTCGTTCCTGATTGCGATTGACGAGAACGGCGGAGCCGGAACCTTCACGGTGTCTGCCACGGCCGACGAAGACGCCATCTGGACTATGCAGGCGATCGTTGGCAGCAACTACCCGGACTGGGGCGACACCGCCACCGCTCACTGGCAATGGAAGTCGCGGGCGCAGGGTGTCCACGCCGAGGTCAGCAAGGGCTATAACGACTCGTTGATCGCGCACGAGGTCGCCATCGACGACGGCCTTTACCGCCTTGACGACCTGGTGGTCAGGCTCAAGGCGACTGACCAGTTCGGCAACGATTCGGACTGGTATACGCTGTATGACGGGACGATGGAATCGCTGATCGACGTGGGCGCCGGCAGCGTCCCGGCCGGCGATGAATACCAGTTCTCCGTGTACCTACAGGACGGCCAGCTAGTCCCGGACGACGCCTCGATTGCCGAGTGGTCGGAAGTCCCGCTGATGTTGTGCCAGACCGACCATATCCTTGGCACCGAGGCCGCGGCGAACGCCGGTTATGAGCACTGGATCGCCGACGCGAGGGCAGAGTCCGGCGCCAAAGAACTGGTCGTCGTCGCCCACGGCGGAGAGCATTGCCAGTTCAACACGACCAGCCCGTTCGCCAAACGTAAGTGGTATTGGGCGGAGTTCGCGTATGACTCGCTGATGACGGCGGACGACACGACGAACGCTTTTATCCACCGCTACGATGGCGAGTTGGCGCACTACCGGAACTCCTCGACGTTCTACCGCGGCCCGATCGTGAACTTCGCCGACGAGGACGGGCGGCGCCTGTTTGCCAGGTTCACGGCGCAGGAGTTGGCGTATGCCGACAACCTGGTTGACTACATCGGCCTGTTCTATGACGTCTGGGACCCGTCGCGCGGGTATGCGATCTACGACACCGACAGCACGAGCGCGCTTAACGCGACCCTCGGCTATGACTGCGACCGTGACGGTACGCCGGTCGGTACGGACGCCGACGAGCAGGAACTTAGGTGGAACGGGTTTAACGCCTGGTTCAACGTGTTGCGCGAGGAGCTGGCATACGCCGGGCTGGACACCGACAAGGTGATTCTCGGCGCGAACAGCGACGTAATGGTGAGTCACGAGGCGCACCTCGGGAACGTCGATTTCCTGTACGTCGAGGACTACGGGTGCCCGTCCGTATCAACGACGCCCTGGCGGTCCGCTCCGTACCACCACTCGGTCGACGCCAACTACTACCAGCCGAGCGCCATCGACGGATACGACCTGCTCTACGGGTCGGACTACCCGGACCCGGAGACGTACATCGCCACCTGGTTCGATTTCACGACGGACATGCGGACCGACATCGGCCCGTTCGTCGTAACCGAGCGGCGGTCGTCCTACTATTGGGCCGAGCATCCCGTCCAGCTCGAGGTATGGGGCCTGATGTTTGACGACGTATATCCTGAGTGGACCGACTGGACGACTGGAAGCCAATATCGCTCTTACAACACGCCCCACGATTCCGGGTTCGATGACCTGTCGCAGTTGGGCGCGGCCAGCGGCGCGGCGTCGGTCGACTCCACGACGTACTCCGGCTTTGTCGAGATCACGCGCAGCTTTGCCAGCGGCGAGGCGCGGATCATGATCCCAGAGCGTGTGGTGTGGGACTGCGAGACGGACTCGCTCGAGTACCTGGTTTATCTGACCGGCAGCGACACGCTGCGGCAGTCGACCGGGTTTGATATCACCCCGCCTTCGATCACCAGTTACAGCATCGCAGCATGGGACAGCGGCGGCGCGGAGACGACCTTGCGCGCGAGCGTATCGGTCGAGCTCGGCGAGTCGTCCTTGCTGCGGGCCAGGAGCGCGACCTCGTCGGGCGGCCTGACCTCCGCTGATTGGGAGACGCTGTCGACCGAATGGACCAGTCAGAGCGACTGGCATAACACGGGGATCAACCCGTATACCGGCACCTTGTATGTGCAGATCTCCGCGCTGGACGGCTGGGGCAATGAGGCGACTGACACCGACAACGTCGCCGTGTCGCGCCCGGTGCCCGCCGACGAGACTCCGCCGACGATTGACGATTTCGTGTATTCGGATGTGGATACGTCCGGTTCCGACATCTTGTTCAACTACGACCTAGACATCCTGGATGTCGGCGATGTCGGCGGCCAGTTGGCGTTCGGGTGGTCGCTATTCGGAGATGACGGCAATCCGCCGAGCTACAACTACTCTGCGGCCAACACGCTGTCCATCACGAGCACGTCTGATACGTACACGCTGACTTCGACCAAGAAGGTCGCGACCATTGGCTCGGTGTTGCCCGATACGATCCGCACTAGGGTCACAGTAAGCGACAGCCTTGGCAACTGGTCTGCTCCGTCGTACCTGCGAACATACGTTGAACGCGCCGTGCCGGACGACGAGACGGCGCCGACGATCACGCCTAGCGACAGCACTTTCTTGGTGGCCACGGACCAAGCGTATGCAGCCGCCGTGGCCGACGAGGCATGGTATCAGTGGTTCCAGACGAGGGAGGGCGTAGGCGGCGCGTGGGCCGAGCTTGACTCGTCGTGGTCTGATACGACGATCGCGTCCGGCGACACCGCCAAATTCTACTACGACGCCAGCGGGACCAGCGACGGCGACACGATCTGGTTTGCCGTTGGCGGCCGGGATGCGGCCTACAACGTCTCGACGCCAGAGTACTTCACGGTGATCGCGCCCGACCGGACGGCGCCTGATACGTCGAGTTACACGCCGGCCGTTTTCGATACGACCGACACCGACGACGTACAGTTGGACCTGGCCCTCGAGGCGGACGAGAACTCGCTGGCGTCCTGGCAATGGCGGTCGGCCTACGACGGCACCTGGACGCCTACGGCAGACGAGTGGGTGGCGACCGACGACCATAGCGACACCACGTTTGCGACGAGCCTGTCCGACACGATCAACACGACGTTTGCGACCAGCGAACTCGATAGCGCATGGGTCCGGTTCCGCTTGAAGGACGACGACCAGAACGTTTCTAGCTGGTTCGGCCCGTTCGCGTATGACTTCACGCGCGACGACCCTGGGGACATTACCGCGCCGGATACGACAAGTTATACCGTGGTCGCGTTCGACACGACCGACACTGACGACGTGCTGCTGGACCTCGCGGCGGTGGCCGATGAGGCCGCGTTGGCATGGTGGCAATGGCGCGAGACTTACGACGGTACGTGGCAGCCTGCAACCGCCGAGTGGTATGCGACGGACAACCACGCCGACACGACGTTTGCGACCAATCTGTCCGACACGCTGGCGACTGGCCAGAGCACGGCGGACCTCGACTCGGCGTGGGTGCGGTTCAAGCTGAAGGACGACGACCAGAACATCAGCGATTGGTTCTCGCCGGACTATGCGGTGGCGTTTGAGCGCCGGGTGCCGAGCCCGCCTGAATTTAGCTATTTCGCCGATGTCGTGTTCGACACGACCGACGTGGTGGCCGATACGGTCAGCGCGATCGTGGAGGCCACGGTTAACGAAAATGCGAAGGCATGGTATCAGTGGCGGGCAGCTTATGACGACCCGTGGCTGTACTGGAACGAGGCGTATAGCACGGAGACGCCGAGCACATCGCCTTCGGATACGCTGAACACCCACCTGGCAACGAGTGCGCTGGATTCGTTCTACCTGCGCGCCAGGTTTGTGGATTCCGTGGGCGATACGTCGGCATGGACGGCGTCGCTCGATACGATGTTCACACGGGATGAGCCCGCTGGAGGCGGCGACCCATACGACGTTACAAGCGCGTATGTTTATGTGCAATCGAATACTTCGGCCAGTAACATGAAGGTTTGCATCTACACGGTTGACCCGAATACGTTGATTGCCACATCGGATGCTACCGCGATCGGAACAACTCCTGGGTATACCGAATGTAGCTTCAGCTCGCCGCCGAGCTTGACCGCTGGGGTGGACTACCACATTGGAGTCATCCTCGATGGGTCGGCAAACATCGGCCAGACCGGGGCCGCGTGGAGTGGCTGTTGGACGACTGGCGGAAGCTACTCAAGCCCGCCAACATCTGTCGCGTGGGACTCCGGCAATGCTGCCCTTTTGACCCCATGTGTGTACGCGGTTAACTCGGACGATGATACGCTGATCGGGAATGACGCCGTGCCAAGCGGGGATCGCACGCTTTCTGCCGACGCACTCCTTCTCAAAGACGCAGACGGGGATGGATACACATGCGTTACGCTGCCCTAGTTCTGCTCCTTGTTCTCGTCGGGTCGGCATTTGCGGCCCCAAATGTCACTGGCTCTTCCGGGACGTTCGCAGATGGCGAGGCCGTCACATTTACCGGGTCTGGCTTTGGGGCCACCGGCCCGAACATCATCATGTTCGATGATTTTGAGGATGGATCTGACGGTGCCGATTTCACAAGTGGATCTGCCCCTGTCGGTACGTGGAACGCGACTAGCGGCATTGTGAAATACTCGACGGACTATAGCGTTAGTGGAAGCACATCGTTTGAAGCGACGATGTATCCCCACTGGCTTAACTATGCCGAAGTGCTCACGCCGGCCAACACGCGAGACGTATTCGTTTCTTACTGGATATATGTCCCTAGTGGTGGACTTTTCCCTGGTGAAGGTGCTGGCGGGATCAACTGGAAGATCATTTGGACGCAAGGCGAAGATTCGACGGACGACGACCTGTGTATGCCGTCAATGTCAGCAGGTAGCCTTTGGATTTTCTTCTCGAACTCTGGCCCGTTCAACTGGTATCCAGATAATGCACCGTCCATGTCGAAGGGATCATGGTATCACGTCAAGGCATGGTGCGATGGCGGCAGTAGCGGAGATGGCGAGGCGAAATACTGGACAATGACCAGTGGTAGTCCTCATGAATTGTCGGACGAGAATACTGGCGTTACCACGATGTCCGGCGGCGGATACCGCGAGCGAGTGAGGATGAACGGCTACGGCGGCGAGGCGAGTGGGTGCATCGTCTATTTCGACGATTTCTACTGCGCGACAGGGGCGAGCGCCCAGGCCCGCGTTGAGATCGGAAACAACTCGTCATATTTCTCCTGCACAGAACTGGCGATCATGCCGGTTACTAGCTGGGCGGACGGCAGCGTGTCCGTGACATTCGCCGAGGGAACACTCGCCAACGACGAGACGGCATATGTGTTCATCACTACGGCTGGCGATACCACGTCGTCCGGGTACGAAATAATCATGGGTGGCGGTGGCAGCCCATCCCTGGCTATCGACACAGCGGAGCGCAGCGGCAGCAACCTCGACCTTGAGTGGAACTCTACCACCGCTCCGTATCACGTTCAGATTGCCGATCCCGGCACCGACATCCGACACATGGCGACGAGCGACACGGTGGCGACCATCCCGGTCGGGACTGACTCGCTTGAAGTGACGGTGACCGACAGCGATGGGGCGCACAGCAAGACAGGAGTTGGCGCGCAATAGGTAGCGTACTAACGCGACGAATGAGGGTTAAAGCGCCAGGGGAGGCGTACAACGATGCCTGACAACCCAAGCAACGGCACCAAGCGTTTCGAGGATTTAGCGCACCGTGTCGATACGATGGACGACAAGCTCGACCTCCACGGCGAGGCGTTGGCGCGCATTGAGGCGCGGCTCAACACGCTACAGTGCGCGGTTCGCGGACCGCAAATCGACCAGTTACGGTTGCAGGTTGACCGGCTTGAATCTGGCGCGCAGATATCGGTTGCCAAGGTTGGCGCGCTTGCGGGGATTGTTGCCGCTGTTGTCGCATTCTTCGGCCAGTGGTTGTCGACATGGAAGTAAAAGAAGGTGTCGACCCACGCTCGCTAGACTGGCATATGTTCGTCGCCCTCCCGGTCATCGACCACATATTCACCACCCACGGCTTTGAATGCACGCTGACCAGCACGCGCGAGGGCGATCACGGCGAATGGTCCTGGCACAAGTGCGGCATGGCGGCGGACTTCAGGACTCACGGACTATCGCTGGGCGAGGTGACCGTCCTGGCCGAGGACATCCGGCAGGGTCTAGGCCGGCCGTACCAGGTGGTGATTGAACCAACGCACATCCATGTCGAGTGCGACCTGCGGGCCAACCCGGACTACGTCGGGAAGTGGCCGCTATGAGCGCGATACGCCAGGCCATCATATGCAGCGACTTACACGCCGGGTGCAAGTTTGGGCTCTGCCCCTCGAGCGGCGTCTTGCTGGACGGCGGCGCCAGGTACAAGCCTAGTAGATCGCAGGAGCGGCTTTACGAATACTGGGAGCACGCCTGGAAAGTATGGGTGCCTCACGTTACCAAGGGCGAGCCTTACGTCGTCGTCGTCAACGGCGACATCCTCGATGGCGTCCACCACCGGTCCGTGACCCAGATCGACCACAACCTGACGACCCAGCGCGAGATCGCATACGAGTTGCTAGCACCTGTCCGCGACCGGGCGGCCAAGCTCTACATGGTCCGCGGCACGGAGGCGCACGTCGGCCAGTCCGGGCAGGACGAGGAAGAAGTGGCCAAGCGGCTGGGCGCGGTCCGTGACGAGTCCGGGCGGTATAGCCGATATGAACTGTGGCTGTCGCTCGGCGGCGCCCTCGTCCATTGCGCGCACCATATTGGCACGACCGGGTCGATGGCCTACGAGACTTCGGCCCTGATGCGCGAACTTGCGGAGTTGATGTCCGATTCTGCACGGTGGGGGCATGAGCCGCCGGACGTGGTCGTCCGGTCGCACCGCCACCGACACGTCGAGGTCCGGGTGCCGACCCGCCACCGCTACGGGATTTGCTTCACGACGGCGGCCTGGCAGTTGCGGACGCCGTTCGCCTACAAGGTGCCAGGCGGCCGGGTGGCCACACCGCATATCGGCATGTCGCTGGTCCGGTACGGGGACGAGGAGATCTACACGCGGCATTTGGTCCAGACGATTCCGCGCAGCAAGACAGCTAGGCCGAAAGTCGAGACGGCATGACCAAGAAAGAGCTCGGCATCACGCAAGCCGAGATCCTCGAGGAGCTCGACGCCTTGCGGCCGACGAATAGCCCGTACCTCCGGCAGTTCACCGCCGAGCAGGACGCGGCGATCCTGGCCGCTCGAGGCGCCGGGCCGAAGCCGAAAGTCAGGTGGCGAGACTTTATCGAATGGTGGACTGGCCGGTACGGTCCGGTCAGCGAGGACACGCTGCGGGCGCGGCTCCGCAAGTTGGAGGGCACCGAATCCTAACCGTGAAAATCGAAAGTGGCGTTTTCGATTTTCATGGAATCCTGCAATTGGCGGGGTGAAACTTTGCAATCAGCCGGGTTCCCTGGATAAACACGCAACCACTTATGGATATCTGGTTGCACTTTGCCACGATCTGGACAAATCCGCAGTACAAATGCAGAAAGTACGGTTAATTGTCCCGTTCGGTAAACGAAAGGTCGAAACATGAGAGTCATCGGATGGCGCAAGCTAGGGCTTGGCATCGGCATTATCGCCGCGGCCTACGCCTATCTCTACCTGTTCACCACCGGCAATCCGCCCACCGCGCCGGAGATCCCCGGCAACGTGCGCGATATCATTCTTGGCGTCTTCTTCGCATTCGTCGGCGGCAACGTGGCCGGCAAGTTCGCGAAGGCCAAGGGCGGGGATGAGCCGTCGTGAAACTGCCTTGGTGGCTGTACGCGATCCTAGCCGTGGCCGGTGTCCTGCTGGGGATCAAGTTCCGCCATGAGCGCGAACTAGAGCAGGCCCGCAAGCGGGCGGAAGAATGGAGGCGGCGAGCCTATGAGAATCGCAACGCCCAGGCGGTGGCCGAATCCGAGGCAGCGATTGCTCGCATTGACCGCGATCTGGCTGACGCTCGCGGCCGCAACATTCTCGACCGTGTGCGCGCAGCCGTCGAGGACGCACGGAGACGCCGCGAGAGCGGCGCAAGCTGACGCCCTGGCCACCCTACCAGCGGACACCCTCGCGCGCTGGTGCGTCGATCTGACGTGGCTTGTCGAAGACCTGAAG